CCCTGCGTATAGAAGTCAAGTAGCTGAAAAGTTACGAAAATCTTCTGTACTCTAATTGTCTCAATGAGACACAAGTTACAAATACTAAAAGAGACTAGTATCTCTGACCCCTTACGAGGGATAATCTTAGAGAACGAAACTTGCAGAACTTTGTAATAATAAATCAATATCAACTTGCTATAACTAATAAGGAGGATAACTATGGCTATGCAAGGTACATCGAATCCTGCCTATGATGTGAGTAGATTAGGACAGACTAACCTTACTGGTGATGTTCGTGATTTGTTTTTAAAGCTGTATGCAGGAGAAGTTCTTACTGCATTTGAAGCGAAAAACATTATGATGCCTCTTATGAGGACTCGAACTATTACTAAAGGTAAGTCAGCATCCTTTCCATTCTTAGGTAGAACAAGTGCTGAGTATCACACCCCTGGCAACGAAATTACTGGTGGTAAGATACGAGCATCGGAAAGAATCGTAACAATTGACGATTTGTTAATCTCGGCTCAATTTGTGCCAAACATTGACGAGGCAATCAATCATTACGATGTAAGGTCAACATACAGTAAAGAGGCAGGAATTGCCTTGGCAACTGAGGCTGACAAAAACATAATTAGAACAGCACTAAAAGCTGCTCTAGCAACTAACGCAACAAGGGCTGCTGCTCTTGTTCAAGACTACAAAGCATTCTCTGAAGAAGACTTCACAGATAATGTGACTATCGGTTCTGCATCAGCAGATATTACAGACCCTGCTAAACTAGCAAAGTCTATCTTTGATGCAAAGAAAGAATTCGATAAGAAAAATGTTCCAACTGATGGTGCGTTTGTAGTATTACCACCAGACCAATACTATGCGTTATTGGATGTAACTGATGGTAATAAACTGGTCTATATGAATCGTGACTTTGGTGGTACTGGCTCAGTAGCATCTGCAGTTGTTCCACAAATTGCAGGTATGCCTATTTATATGTCCAACCACTTAGTAGTGTCTGATGTTATTGAAACATCTGGTGGCTCTAAAGGTCAGTCTAAAGGTAATAGACCACTTGCTAATACTGCAGGTTCTGGCAGAACTACTGCATATGACATTACTAATACTACTACAGATAGTGTTAACTTAGTTGACCTAGCTGCTAAAGTAAAAGGTCTAGTAATGACTAAAGATGCCGTAGCTACTGTTAAGCTTATGGACCTTGGAGTAGAAAGCGAGTACCAAATTAATCGTCAAGGTACATTGATGGTTGCTAAGTATGCAATGGGTCACAACATTCTTAGACCTGCTGCTGCTATTGCACTATCTGAAGCCTAATAATACTAACTAGGGGAGTCCAAAAGGACTCCTCTTTTTACTTGGAGAAAATATGTCTTGGAATAAACCACAAGTAACAGAGGTAAGTGTTGGTCTTGAAATCAATGCTTATGCGTGTGCAGTACAATGAGTACTGCCACAAAGCGAGACCCTAAAAAATGGGCTGCAGCTAAAGCCAGAGCAAGAGCCAAAATGGGTGGTAAACACTCAGCAAGGGCTATGCAACTTGCAGTAAAATATTATAAAGATGCAGGTGGTTCATATTCTGGACCAAAAAAGTCAAACAATAAACTACGAAAGTGGGGTAGACAAAAATGGCAATATGCAGGTAAAAAAGGTGAATCTAGGTATTTACCTAAGAAAGCGATTGCTGCGTTATCGCCATCCGAAAGGGCAGCGACTAATCGGAAGAAAAAAGCAGACACAAGAGCAGGAAAGCAATTTAGTAAACAACCAAAATCAATCTCAAACAAAACTAGGAGGTACAGAGTATAATGCCAAAATTAGACGGAAAAAAATATCCTTACACTAAAGCAGGAAAAGAACAACATAAAAAAGATAAAGCAAAGAAAAGTGGTCTAACTGCTAAACAAAAAACTTTGCCAAAAGAAATACAAACAAAAATTATGGCTGCTAAAGATAAGCCAAAACAAAGAACTAATTCTGGTATGAGAAAGTATAGAGTATGATTACTTACATTCTTGTATCAACATTATTATGGGTAGTGTTCTAATGGCTAGGACACCTGCGTGGCAACGAAAAGAGGGGCAAAACCCAAAGGGAGGACTTAACGCAAAAGGTCGTGCATCTTATAACAAAAAAACTGGTGGTAACTTAAAAGCACCAGTAGGAGGTGCAGCAGATACCCCACAAAAAAAGAAACGCAAAGGCTCTTTCCTAGTAAGGATGGGGTCTTCTGCAGGACCACTAAACAAAGATGGGAAGAAGACGAGATTGAAGCTCTCATTAGAAGCTTGGGGGCACTCTGGTGATAAAGCATCAGCAGTAGCAAAAGGTCGAAGACTTCTTGAACAAGCAAAAAATGCAAAAGAAAGGAATAAAGCATAATGGCTCTGACAACAACAACTAAACTTGAAGCTATAAATACAATGCTCTCAGCTATTGGCGAGAGTCCAGTTAACTCACTTACTTCTGGTTTGGTTGATGCAGAACAAGCTGAAACTATTCTTAACTCTGTAAATCGTGAAGTGCAGTCTATGGGTTGGTCTTTTAATACTGACTTAAAAAGACAGTTTGTGCCAGATACAAATAAGCAAATACAAATACCATCAAATATTTTAAGAATTGATATGGCTCAAGATAAAACTGATAAATTAGAACTTGTACAACGAGGAACAAAATTATATAATAGAGCATCTAGTTCATTTTTTATGGATGATGATATTACACAAGTTTTAATGAATGCAGTAGTATTATTAGACTTTGAAGATTTACCAGAAGCTGCTCGTAGATATATAACAATAAGAGCAGCCAGAATTTTCCAAGACAGAGTTGTTTCTTCTAATGACTTACATATTTATCAAGAGAGAGATGAATTAATGGCATTAGTAGAACTAAAAGACTCTGACAACCAAGTGCTAGACACCACCATATTTGATAACTATTCTGTAGTTTCTGTTCTTGATAGAACTGGTGGGGGTGTCTTGTAATGGCTTTAGTATCTGCATCAATCCCAAACCTTATCAATGGTGTATCTCAACAGCCTCCATCTCTGCGTCTTAAAACTCAAGCAGAAC